ATCAACAAAGATGGCCGCATTACCAGCGGTGTTGGAGCGTAAAAAGTAGAACAAAGCACCGGTGTCATACCATTTTGCTGCCTACTCCTCCTCTCCATCACCCCTGATAAAGAATTCTACGGCTGGAGGTTTCACCTCACAAGTCATTGTGCCCCACGAAGAAGAAACTTGTGCTCTGTAATTGGAAAAGAACTCCGATTCATTCGTTGGATACGTATCAACCGGGTCATAATCAAAATACATACCCATGTTCCCTGCAGAAGTGGTAGGCAGATAAGAAACAATACGGTAAGTGAGTTTCTTGAACTTGTACTTTTCAAACCTAGTAGCAATCTGACTAAGCCAAGGAAAGTCAAGATTGTTACCAGGGTTGGCTGTGGTTCTAAAAACATTCACAGCACTAACGTTAGCGGAAGCAGTGAAAAACCTCACCATTTCAGTGTGTTTCACAATGCACCGCTAATCAGTTCCGGTTAAAGAAGCGCCAGCATTCTATGCTCGCCGAAAAGTGTTGACCGGAGCAACACTGTTCTTTACGTTTTTGTTTTTGTTTTAATTCTTCATTCTTGATGCTTAAAATAATAATAATAATATTTTCAAGCCCCGAGTAAGTTGTCGTAAGCGCATCCCTCGTGGAACTCACCAAAGCTAGGTTCTCCAAACCTAACCTAGACCCGACTAAAATGGTCTTCAAGTACCTTCTACTCCAACGGGGTTATTCCAAAAGCTTTCCAAAAACTATACCTAGTCCGGGGATGTACCGTGGTAATAGTATGGGTCATACCTTTGGCAAGCATGAAAAAACCAGATTCAACCGTTGCAGAGACCTCCTGAGCGTTTGCGGAGCTGTATGTGTTTGGAAAGGCTTAATAAAAAGTGCTATACACTGGAATGTCGCCTGCCAAAGCTAGTCCACCTTTGTGAACACAAGAACACCACAAATCAAACACATCGCGTCGTGATAAATCACACCGGCTGTGAATATCTTTGGGTATGGCTGATGCAGGATTCCGCACCATCTTGTATCCATTTGGAGTCCAGACTGGTTTGGTTTGGCAGAAATTGATGTGTTCAAACTAGTCGACCACACCCTCAGATTCCATAGTATAGCCCATAGCACGAAACCAGGATACTAAGTCTTAAATTAGGGGTAAGTCCTTACGTTCTATAATTAAAACGCAGTCATCGCCATTGTTTGCTAGCCTCCACTTGCACCGGTTATTGATATATGAATAAATCAACCCGACCATTGTAAAACAATTGCCACTGGATGTGTTCATATCTCCAGATGCTCGTGTGCCCTCGACTTCGTATTTGATCCTAAGCCCTTCTTGTGGAAAGACCGCAGATCCCCTGTTTAGGAGCTAACAATCTAATAGTTTCTTTAATTAAGCACGGTGTTCTTTAGGAACCATGCGAAGCCACTATTAGTGTTCGACTTTAAGGGAAGCTGAATGTTGGTGCTAATCAAACCTACTAGCATCCAGATCAATAGCGACTGGATCAACAAACTGCTCCCAATGGTGTCTCATGACCTCTCCTTGTTTCAATGCATTCATGCCCTTAAATACAACTGGGAAACCACATACACGCTCAAGAATACGAAACATTGCCTTCTCCAAATGGGCGATATAACATCCCAAAAGGACATTAAACTCAGGAGTTCGTGGGCTAATGTTACGTGGTGCCTTGGCGAGTTTGTCTCCTAACAC